GATCGCCTTTAGTTGTCAGTGGTGTCTGATCCGTTGGAGTGACCCACGTAAAGTCCATATTGGTATTTGATGTCTTTGATAAGACTTGACCAGTTGTTCCACCGAGCAGCTCTGACATCGATGTGTCTACGGCTTGGCCGAATGTGTTGAAATCAGCTGGGAGATTCGTAACGAGACTTGAGCTCGTCGGCATGACCCAGCCGAAGTTCGTAGTTGGATTTGCCATCGTTTCTCCTTAATTAACGACTAACGCGTCTGCGTAGTCAAGTGTAGGACTTAGCGTGTTGAAAGTTTCGGCGACACTTACATCTTGCCATTCCATCGCCTGGAGTGAGAATGGCAGTGGCGAGACGATAAGAGTGACCGACAATTCATTAAACGAAGCCTGAAATCGCCAGCCCTCTACGAAGCCCAAGAAGTTTCCGGACTGCATATTGACGGGCAGATTTGAAAGCGAGATTGGTTGGCCCATAAACACGTTAATCAAAGCGTCACGATCTGCATCATCGACTTCTGGATTTGTAAGTGCAAAAGTAATCGATTCCAAGAATGCCTGGGGCTGAGCTCTGAGTGTTAGGTAGAAGTCCGCTTGATCCGAGGCATCGGCTGCGTGTTCTAAAGAGGTCGTAATTTGCTGAGCTAGTTTTCCGTAAAGTCCGATAGAAGCTGCATCGGTAGCCGTTTCGGTTCCAGACTTCCAGACAATAGAGACATCGTTACGAATATCTCCGGCCTTAGTCTGGATCTTGATTCCACGGCCGAGAGCTTGATTGGCATCGAGATCTGTGTAGCCATTAGTTGCCAGATAGGTTGATCGATGCGTCGAATCTGCATAAGAAATTTGGCCTTGCGCGTTTTCGTACAGATAACCAAGTCCAGATGTAGCCAAGTCAGCAACCAAATTCCAGGTTACAGTTTGGCTAGACCCACGAGCTGCAAGCTCGTAATTGCCTGGACGATCTATCTCTCCCAGACCTGTATTTTCTGCATCCGCCCAAGTTTGAGTCGCCGGAGTATAAGTTGCCCAAGTAAGAGCTGCTGGAACCTCGCCCCAGTTATTGACTAGCAAGTCTTCGAGGATTGTATAAATCTGATCGCCGTCAAAGTCCTTAGACAAGACACCAAGAGTCAAGGCCTTCTGGAGCCTTGCGAGGGCTCCTAGAGCCGTGATGGTGATCTCCTGTGTAATTGCTACCGAGCCAACCTGCGAAACAGTCACAGAGACGTCCACAATGGATCCGCCAAAAATAGGCACAAATGTCCCAGATGTATCTTTGACTTGAATTGAAACGGAATCATTGATTTCGGCAGTAATGGCTCCCACGTTCAGATTGATGAGATTGAGCGTGCAATATCCGGCTTGGGCTTGAGTATAGATATTTGTGCGACCAGACGAAATCGCAAGGTTAGCCAAAACGACGTCAGTGAATTCGACGCCTTCGATCAATACTTTCCATTCCGGAGACCACTGCGTCATTAGAGTGCTACCAGATTACCGCCGCCACCAGTGCCGCGATAGTAAGAATCGTTGAGAGTGTCCACGATTGTCCGTGCAGTGCCTTCCTTGTCAAAAGCGCCATTGACTGTCAGATTGATTGTTGTTCCTGATGTAGCAGCTTCGGCCATACGGAATGAACCAAGATTGAAAGATCCTGTAACTACATTTGCTGCACCGGCGGCAGCTGAGGCAACACCATTGCCCGTCGATGAAACAGCCGTTGATCCACCCGAAACTGATGGAACATTGATTGTTGGCACATTTGTTGAAGTCGTTGTTATCTTAGGAATTGAAACTGTAGGAACACTAACGCTTGGTGCTGAAATTTTAGGAATGTCAGGAACTCCGGGAATTCTTCCGACTGTATTGTTATAAAGACCAATGAGTGCGTTAATGCCGGATGTAGCACCAGAAATTAAAGAATTTAGACCGCCTATGACTGCGCCAACAACATTGATCACTCCGCCAGCAATTTCTCCTACAACCTTAAATGCACCGCCCAAAACTGTTGTGATAACTGGCACCACATACTTTTGAATAAACGCAATAAACTCTGTAAATGCTTCTTTGTTGTTATCAATTGCATCAGTAATTGGCTTGAAGAAATCGGCAAATTTGCCAAGCGCCGGCACGACTTTGCTGACAATGAAATCGACCAATTGCTGAATGATTGGCAGCAATTTATAACCAATAGTTTCCTTGGCTTCGTCAAATGTGACTTTCAATCGATCCAAGCGGCCTTGATATGTTTCGGCGTTAGCAGCTGCGGCGCCGCCAAATAAATCTGTCAGCTTTGTCTGTACGTCCGTGAATGACATTGTTTTCAATTCAGCTGATGAAAGTCCAATGCCTAGTTTGCCAAGCGCGGCAGTATTGCCGTCGTAGGCTTTTCCAATGGCATTTGCTACAGCTTCCAGTGGCTTTCCAGTAGCGGTTGAAACATCAAGAGCAACGGAAAGAAGATCCTGAGCCTTGCTGAGATCATTTGTCGAAAGAGCAATGCGCTGTAAAGCCGGACGAAGTTTCGAGTCGCTGACGCCCGTTGCCAGGGACATTTTGAGAATCTGATCTTCGGTAGCTGCGATTTGAGCTTGAGTTGCATCAGTTGCAGATTTTAGGGCGTTGGCTAATTTGACCTGCGCTGCTTCATCTTCAATCGCTGCCTTAACACCATCGATTCCAATCTTGATTGCGTAAGCGCCAGCAGCAGCCCCAGCAGCGGCAAAAGCCAATCCTGCTTTCTTGGCAAAATCGCCCATTTTCGACGATGAATCATCGACGTCTCCGTTAGCTTGTTGAAGTGACTTTTTGAGCTGATCTACATCAGCAAGAATCGAGAGCTTGAGTGTGCGCGATTGTCCGGCCATTTACCACTCCTTCAGGATTCGATCAAAAGCATTTTCCCACTTAGCAATGATCTCTGGCTGTATTTGGCGAAGTGTCGGATAAATAAACCAACCAGTCGAACCACGTCCGGTTGACCCTGACCAGATAGGAAACTGCTTGAATTTATTTGATCCGAACTCCGTACCGCCCCAGAGATCCTTTGTTGTTGCACCACCGGAGAATTTTTGACTTACAAAACCAAAAGACAGTTCGCCAATCTTGGATGATTTAGATACGCGTGAACCGCTGGCAATTCTGTCCGCTGCTTTGCCCCTAGTGACTGCCTTTTGCTGGATTTTGCCTTGAGCAAATTCTGCAAGGGCAGACGATTCGCGTTTAGCTGCATCAGTTGCCTCTGCATCCATTGCTTTGAATGCCGAAGTAATGGCGCGGAGATCTTGCTTGTTATAAGCAATCTCAACCTTGTCGCTCATTCTGTTTCTCCAGTATCTCAAAAGCCGTGTAAATCTGCTCCGCCGTTGTCCATTCGCTCATCGGAATTCCCGTCGCTATTGCAAGCTCGACGAGTATCCGATTTACGCTTCCGGCGGCGTAACTTTTGGGAGAACGTCACCGACTGTCACGTCGGCCACTGTTTCACACCAAATTTCATATCCTTTTATTGGCTTGCCACCGGCTTCACGTTTCATCGCATTCCACGCAAGGAAGAGAAGATCAGAGATTCCGATCTTCTCCTGCGCCTGCGAAATCGTGCTGCCTGTCTTTTGTTCCCATTTAGCCCACTCCGGCGGTTGTGCGGTATATGTACCGAACTCGCCATTTGTGTATTCGATTGTGATTGGTAGTCGCATTTCGTGCTCCCGTTTCTATTGGTCAGATCAAGTGATTGTGAGAACTGGTGTTCCGGAGACAAGCATCGCCCAAGTGTCAGTCTGTGCATCTGGAGCAGCGCCGCCAGCAGTTGGAGCCACTGGAAAGACGTTGCCGGCAAATGATGCTCCGGTTGCTGATACGAGTGTGAATGCGAGTGCAGTATTTGGAGCAGAAGAGAACGCAGTCCACATCGCTTCAAAGAGTGATGATGTAGCGCCCCAGTCTGCAAGAAGTGAAATGTTGAGAGTCCACAGATCATCGATGTGCTTGTAAGCCTTGCCATCGAGTGTTTGATAAGTAGTGATCACTGGCGCATTGACCAGAGTGACCGCAGTTGTCTGCGCGTCATAATTCACTGAATTTAGGGTGAAGGTTATGTCGCGACCCGTGACGATAGTTGTTGGCATTTGTCTATCTCCTTAGATTGTCTGTTGTGTGTAGTAAGTGCTGACCGCGAGATCCGCCACTAGTAGGTTTGTTGCGCCAACCTGTTGAATAGTCGGACGTTGAACGTCTCCGACTTCATATCCTGTTGGCATAGCCGCAATGATGCTGATAATCAGCTGCTCAAGATTGTCCAGTGCTCCGGCCGTATTGTTATAGGCAACGGCCGCTGTAACCACAAAGTTGATTTTCACGCGTACCGCAGATTTGCCGATTGTTGTCGTTTCCAAATAAGGCGAATCAGGGACAATCACGCACGCTGGCGGAATGACTGCTTCGGGCGGTGAGCTATAGACAGAGGCAACCACGCCAGACAAAGCAGTCGCAAGAGTGCCTCTGACGTTGGTCGCAATAGTTGTTGGAGTAGGCATCAGATAGCCATCGTCGAAGTGTCAAGGTAAGGCGAAAGTAATCCGACGACTCTATTCATTAAGGATCTGCCCATTCTGTAAGGAGACGGAGTAAAATCAACGCCTTCGATTTGACCGCCAGGAGCGACAACGGATTGGAAAATCTCCACACTTACGATCGTGACTGCTTGCTCGACTGCCGCAGTTGATGCGTAAAGTGTGGCGGCATTTGCTCCGGATAAGTAAGCAACGCCAGCTGGTATTACTTCGCGAAATGAAATGTTCGCGTTTGTTTTAGCAGCTGTGAAAACATAGATAGCGCCAGAATAAAGATTAAAGACTGGAATGAATGGAAAAGTCTCCCAGTAATTTGAAGTGACTGTGACTGTTCCATTAAATGTCGATGGAACGCAACCTGAGACCACGACTGTCTGGCCTTCGACAAAAGTGTTTGGACGCTGTGTCACGTAGTAGGCAACATTGTTTTGAAGATAAACACCGGCGATTGCAGCTTGATTGGCAGTCAGCATCGGCAAAATTACTTGCTCAGCGGAATCTATTATCGAATCTAGATAGTTGTCAGAATACAAGGACGACGAAACGCCCAAGACTGTCCGCAGTTGCGATGCAGTGATGATTGATGGCATTTCGTCGTCCTTTCGTATTCGGCTCGGCTAGATACGGGAGCGCACCTAGCCGATGATCAGTTGGATCAGGTTAGGTTGAAGCGACGGAGGCCACCAGCCCATGTGACTCCAGCTGCAACGTATCCGTAAAGCATCAATTCAATTTCGCCAGTTGTTGGAACGTTGGCTGAAAGTGTTAGCGCAGGAGATTCAAAAATCTCGATTGAACGTGGCTCAATGATGAATGCTGATTCATCAATTGTTGTTGAAACCATGTTTGCATCTACATAAAGATCCAAGCCCAAAACGTTTCCACGGATCGAAGTTGGATTTGCAGTTCCGCCAGCATTCTGTGTCAATGGCTGAGCATTGTAAATTGGACGACCTGTTGTGTCAGTTGCGCCCATCAAAAGTGACCACTGTGAAGTTCCAGCGACATATGCTGTTGCTGTGCGCTTTGTTGCACTATATGCAGCAGCTGATTCCTTTGATACGAATGAAATGATTCCAGCAGAATCTGCTCCGACTGCAGTGGCTTGTGTTCCGCCAGCAGTGATCTGAGCGATTACGTACTCATCGACTGCTTGAGCGTAACCTTCCCTGAGATTTTGAAGCATGATTTCATAAAAGCTCGGATCTGATCTATCAAGGAGCTCGACGCTGTAGCGCTGAAATCCGGCCTTTTTGATTACTGTCGCATTGACGTAAGCAGAAGTGATTTGAGTTGTTCCAGTTGGATCTCCGCCTTCTGCCACTGTTGCCACTGTTGAGTTGGCAGTGATTTTAGGAATCGAAACTGTCATTCCGTATGAGTTAAGTGGACGTGTACCACCGCAAGCATCAACTGTTGGACGAACCATTGTTGTGTTTGTAGCAACGTCGCGAATGTATGAAACTGGTGAGAACGCTGGATTTGTTGTGAATGAATCATCGGCAGCCATTACGTACTGACGTGAATCTTCATTTCCCATCTTCGCCTTGATTGTGTGCTCAAGGTATGCGCCTGGTGTCTGGATTGGTGATCGTGGCTTTGTAAAATAAAGCGGACGATTTGCCTCTGTTGCGTTTACGACTTTGGAAGCCTCAACCGCTTCGGCTGCTGCTTCGGGAACGGCTGGAGTTGATTCCATTTCGTTTTCTCCTTGTGTTGTTGGTGTGGTTGTTTCTGCTTCTTCGGCTGATGCTTCTGATTCAGAATCTTCTGGCTCACTAGCTGCGACGGCTACTTTTGCGCTCGCAATTGCTGGATCTGTGACAAGTGAGACTTCTTTCAGCGCGCTTGCGCTAATTACTAAAACGCCATCAACATTCTTGTATTTTTCAGCAAGAACTCCGACGCTAAATCCATCACGCAATCCGGATGATGCTTCTACAAGGCTATCGTTTCCAGCGGTTGTGTTACCAATAGCAAATGTCGCATCGATGCCTTCGTCGGTGACTTTGTAGGATTTCAAAAATCCAATTGGTGCTTCACGGCGATGCTCAAGTAGTAATTTCGTTGTATTGCCAAAAGTAATTGAGCCAGGCTTAAACGAAGTCGCTCCAGCTGATGTTGATCCAGTTTCGTTCCAAGTGACGATGCGTCCGGAGATTTCTCGTTTTGGAAAATCCGTTGCCGTGACTTTGATTGAAAAGTCAAGATTCATCGGAGTTGGCTTTGTTTCTTTCATGAGATCATATCCTCTTCTCGTCGGATTTCTTCTGTTGTAATTGCCCCAATGTCATAAAGCAGTTTATAAACCTCAGCACGTTCTTTCGCTGATCCGCGCAAATAATCATCAAGATCAAATTTAACTTCTTGAGACGCAGGAACAAAATCATTTGGCATTCCAGTCATTGAAAGACGTTCCTCAATGCTGGTCATAACATTTCTCAAAGAGAAATCGACAAGACTTTGACGCGAAAGTGCAGCGTTTGAATAAGTCATGCTTGATCCGGTTTCAGCATCGACGTAATAAGCCGGAATGCCACAAGCTCTTGCAAGTTCAGTTGCGACGTAAGATCTGGCTTGATTGAGCTGTAATTTTTCAGGATCGAAGCCTAAAGCCTGCAATTCAACGTCTGCATTTAAAAATGCAGTTGAACGATTACGTCGAGCGCTGCCCCAAGATTCCAAAAGTTTTGCAATGCGATCTGCTGGCAATGCTGTTCCGTTAGATTTCAAAACCATCGTTGGCACTGGTTCGCGTGCATACATAACCGCAGCACGTTCTAATTCTGCTCCGGCTTTAATTGTACGGCCAGCACGATTCAAGATTCCTTCGTCATTGCCGTAAAAAACGGCTAAAGCTCCAACGCCAGAATCAGGGACAGGAATATTGTCCACTGTGTAATACTCAATCTCTGTTCCGCGTGCATTTGTAATAATTCCAACGCGAGTTGGCGAAATTCTTTCAGCTGCGCGGATGCGATATGTGTCGGCATAAATTTCAGTAATGCGAAGATACCCGTATCCAAATAGCAGCAAATCTTCGCAAAGCCAGGCATAAGTGCTAGATCCTGGAACACGTGGATCCGGTTGATTAATGCACTTAGGCGGCGTCTCTACTTCAGTACCATCGGCCTTGACGCGAACTTTTAATGGAATCGATGCAACGCTTGAAGTGATGATGTTACGAGCGCGAGCGCAAGTTGGCACTGACATAAATTCCGCACGTGATGCAGTAATGCCAGTAATTCCGTAAAAATTATAAATTGAATCTGTGGTGTTTGTGGGAGCTAGAGATGCTGAAACATCATAGGTCGGTGACGGATCCGAGGTCGTGATGTTGCGTGAAAATAGTCCCATAGCCCGAAGTCTAAAGGTGTCCTATACATCTAGCCGACCAAAATATCAATCTCCATCTCTGGGCGTGTCGCAAAGTGTGTCGCAAGAGCTGAAGCCACCGCAGCGCACACTGCAACGCTTGAGGCGCGCCGACCGATGATCCAGCCGCCATCGCCCATTGGTAATCGAACGGCCGATAATATCTGCTTGGATAATTCTGTCTGTTTTCCGTGGATCAATCTTTTTGAGGTAATCGCGCCAAGCAATTCATCACAGCTCTGGCCATATAACGCCCCATCGATGTCAATGACTGGAATTCCTGCCGGCTGTAATCTTGCAGCTACGGCAGAGCTTGTTCTCTTGCTAAATGCAACATATTCCAATGGATATTTTCTGGCATATGGCGCAATGTCGTTGGCAATAGCTTTATCGTCCAGCGAGATTGGATTGTGCCAAGTGTGCAACAGCTTGATGTTGAAAGTATCGTCAGGATTTTTTTGGGCCGCAACGAGCGCCCCATCTCTACGATCCGGACTCAAATCAAGGCCGAACCACGTGACTTTATCTGTATCCAAGACAATTTCATCGGATCCACATTCTTCCCATTCTTTGACAGGAATGGCTCCAGATATCGTATTGACCCACCGGCACAAAACTTCGGTTTGGACTACATCTGGCGGATCGTTGAGAACGGCGCGGATGTTATCTTCGTGAATCGTGTGGCCAAGTGCAGGATTGCTGGCGACCCAATTGCGTTCATCCTCGATCTTGTCTGAAAAGGCTGACCATTCGAAATATGCAATGTCGTCATTACCACCGGCCGCCGATGCCATTCCGCGCTCGCGAAGTTGATTGAGAATTAGGCTGTGTTGGTCTCCGGCGTTGGAAAATGTCCAGAGCTGAGGATTTTTAGCTGCCATCATTGTATAACGCATAGCAGACCAAGCTTCTGTGTCTTTCAGCTGACGCGTCTCATCCATATAGACAGTCTCCGGCTTGGCAAATCCACGAGCTGCGGCATTTGCTGCCTTAACCACGTAACGAGCACCGGAGATCAATTCGATTTCTTCGGAGCCGTGCGCCCATCGGATTTTCTTGACTTGCTTGGCCAGCGCCGGATTGTTTTCAATAATGCTGACCACGTGTCGGAAAGTCTCAAGAGATGTTGTCAGCACGTGAGCCGATCCAAGTTGCAGCGATTCCTGCCATAGGAAAAGCCGAGCCAAGATTGACATTTCCATAATCGTCGATTTTCCGTTTTGCCTGGCTGCAACGATTACGACCAGAGGAGCGTGCCATCTCCCATCCGGTTTGATTTTCAACGCGTGCTCGAACACGAATTTTTGCCACGGCATCAGCTCAATGCCAATCGATGCGGCAAAGTCAATGACTTCAAAGCCTTTTGACGGCAAATCGTTCAGCCTGGAGTGGATTCTGGGCGTTCCTGAGCCGATTAAGCGCTCCTGTGCAGGTTCAATTCCCTGTTCGTCCCTGTTCGAGCCTGTAACGACCTGCAGCGACCTTATTTGACCCTGTTCAGCCTTATTCATAACTTGTGCTCTCTTGTTCAGGTGAAAACAGAAAAG